TTCTTCAAGAGATTCTCTCACAACCTTTTCAATTTCTTCCTTCATAGTAGAAGCAAGTATTTCTTTTGTGTTGGCTTTTAAGGCATCTTCAATAGTCTTAAACTCTAGTAAAGACTCTTCGATGATTGATTTCTTTTTTTCAGCCATTTTGAAAATTTGTTTAGTTAATTATTATTATTATTATTATAAATATTAGTCTGACATGCAGACTTACACATATAAATATATGAAAGTGCCGAAATCGACACTTATTTATATAAATATATGTTATTTTTTAAAAGTCAAGATTTAACTATATGATTTTTTTAATCAATTAAGAAATCATCTATTGAATCAATCAATAAATCCTTATCATTCTTTTCTTCTGATTCACTCATTTGTTGTTCTGTGGATGGTTTATCTTCATAAATCCATGAACCCGGTGTTGATGGTGAAGTAACTATGTCCCAACAGATAATCTCAAAATCATCTTGTACAACATTCTTACCATTTTCTTTTGCTAGTGAACCAACCCCTCTAGATGAAACTCCTATCTTATATCCTTTTCTTAAATAGTTTGCTATTCTATCCCCTTCACAAGAGATAATACCACCATTCACAAAACCTGGTGACATAATGATTTCTAATTTACCCATCAATACATTACCTTCCCACCATAAGTCTGTAACATTGTGTGATATTCTACTAATTGCAACAATTGAAGATTCTGGGTGGTCTGCCTCACCAAAAGCTCTATTGTCTTTTATAAGTTTAACATAATTTTCTGCTTCTCTTCTTAATATAGGTTCTGGATAAATTCTACCATTTCTGTTTTCAACATCATACTTTTGCATAACCGCATAAACAACTAATGGTTCTTCTATAATTCTTTCACCTTTTGCAAGTTTATCCATTTCACTAATAAACTCTCTATTGTCTTTTGGTGAGATGTATCCTGCATCATACTCAATAAGAATTGATTTCTTATTAAGTTCATTATTTTTATTTATATCAAACTTATTCATATTTATCTTTAATTATAAATATGTTATATAGTCAAAAAAAATAAAGGCATAAAAAAAAGGGGAATATCCCCTTATTTGTTTTTTGTTTTGTAAAACTTAAAATGATTACTACACTCAAAACAATCATCAATTAAATTGGTAACTAATTTCGTACCTTCAGAAATTGTAAATGGATTATTTACTGGTATCTTTTCTTTTTGAAACAATGTTATTTCACAAGACATAAAGCTTCTCTTTGTTTGTGATATACCAGAAGACCTCATATCCAAATCAACAATATACCTATCAGCGCTATAATTACTTTCTTTAATATTATTATATAATTTCTGTTTAACTTTTTTTCTCAGATTGTTTAATACACTATCGTAATTATCTTCTTCTGTTAAGGGTTCTCCCCATGCAGATACATTTAAGTAAATTGTTTTTGGATTTTTGTTGTCTATTGTTCCTAGTTTTACTTTGTAATTTTCTTTAGTTTCTAAAGTAATTTCTTTTCCTCTTTTCATCCATAATGATTAAGACTTTTGTTATTTATTAATACAATTATAATCATTATTACTACTTGCGTCAAATAGGTGCATAAAAAAACCCCCACATTGTGGAGGTTTAATATATTTTATCTAATTTTATATTACTCAGTTTCTACTGATTGTTTTAAGTTATAGATTTTTGAGATGTCTGAAGTATAAGTTTCTTCATTATAAGACATTCTAAGTAACTTATCTTTAGCACTTAATAATTTACCTTTTAATTCAATATCACTTTCATTTAATTTAGAATCAATTGTGTCAATACATTCTCTAACTAATTCAGTATATAAGTTTTTCTTATCTTCTTCACTACCATTAAGAATGGATTTTAAAATTCTTTTTTCTCCCTCAGAGATATCTTCATATTTTGTATTGAATCTGTTAACAACCATTTTAGAAATTACAGATGGTGGTAAATCAATCTTTTCAGTTAATTCACTCTCATCAAGTCTTTGAGTTGTCATATGGTTTCTTAGTAAATTGATAGATTCGGTAATTGAGTCTAAAGTCTCAGCTTTCTTATCAGTAAAAATTAAGTTAGTGATATTATCATGTAATTCCTTACCTTCATAATCTTCACCACCCTCAAATGAAATCATACCAGCCAATTTAGAATTAGCTTCAACGATTTGTTTTCTTGAGTATTTTGATAATAAAGAAATATTCTCTTTAATATAATCTTTAGCATCTGACTTATCCTCAAAATACTTGTTTTCAATATTATCAAAAATGTGATATTGTGTTTTTAATATCTCATTCTCTTTTAACATTTTGATATACTTACCAAAAGTCTTTTTACCCGCTTCATCTTTTTTAATTACAGATTCAGCTAATATTTCATTAAATCTATTTTTTAATTCACCAAAGTTTTTCATGTTGTATTTTCTTTATAAATATTATCTTTAACTAAAAAAGTTATTCTTCAGTTAAATCATCTATACTTTTAGCCATTCTTTCTAAATCTTCTGTAAGAGAATCCTTACTATTCTCAATATTGCTAACTGATACAACATTCTTCTTTTCTAAACTTTCTAATAGTCTTTTAGTATAGTTATTTTTGTATTTCTTTACTTTATTTTCGTATCTTCTCTTTTGTACTTCTTGTTCTACGAGTAATTTATCTACGTCTTTCTTAACACTTTCTACAGGTGATTCAGCCGCTGGTTCTTCAGTTGTTTCTAAATCACCACCTAAATCTTCTCCACCTAAGTCTTCACCTCCAGCGTCATCAAATCCTCCTCCGAAGCCTCCTCCGCCACCGAAAGAACCTCCGCCACCGAAGTCATCACCACCAGTGTCTCCACCTTCAGCAGCTTCTCCTTCAGCACCTTCTGTTCCACCAAACTCACCATATAAACTATCCACTCTATCAAAGATTCCAGTTTTCTTAATGATATTTGCTGTTTGTTCCATTTCAGCTGCTGCGGCTTTCTCAAGTCTTTGTTGTTCTAAATCTAATCTAATCTCTTCCTCAGACATTCCTAAGATTTCTCTTTTTGCTCTAGTCATAGACATTGCACCGAAACCATTACCAGAATCTGCTACAGAATCTCTATAGACTTGTATCTTCTGAGATAGTTGTTCCGTTCTTAACATATCCGCTTGTGTAGATGGATTGTTAAGTGTAATTGTGAAGTTATCTAATTCATCTTCTAAACCTAAAACATATAAATGAATGATAGCAATCTTATTCAGTTCTTGAATTAGTGCTTGTTGTATTCTGTTTATTGTTCTAGTAAATCTAATATCTTGTAACGCTAAGTTTTTACCATCACCATTTGTTTCCTCATAACCTAAGAATGGTTTAGGGACTCTAAGTGCTGTGAATAATTTCTTTTGTAAAAACTCAATATCTGCAATCTCAGATAGGTTAGTTGCGCCTGGTAAAGTCTCTATCGGACTAGGTGCTCCTTGATCTCTTACAGGAATGAAATAATCTTGGTCTTGTGCCATTTGATTATACTTAGTATCAATTTGTCCCGTAGTTTGATCGATGACTGGACTCTTCTTAAAGTTGTTAGCCATTTTCTGCACATATGCTGGTACATCTTGTTCATCAATGTCACCAACAAAGATTTTGAATATTCTTCTCTCTGGTGCTCTTGTAACCCTATAGATTAACATTGCATCTTCAGATAGTAATAATTGTTTCCATATTCTTCTAGCTTTTTCTAAAACTGAAGTACCATATGGTAATCTTCTATCATCACCTAATAATCTAAAGTGAGCAATTTGCCAAGCATTAAACTCATAGTCTTTATTCTTCCAATAGAAAGTAACTCTACTTTCATCATTGTCCATATCTCTTTCATTACCATTAATGTTTCCATAAGCGGCAGTTTTAGACATAAAGTTACCTTCCCTTCTTTCAATCTCAATATTAGGTAATTGTTTTACATCTCTAATACCTTTTTCTGGATCGATATCTAAGTATACCATATTATCACCATACTTACATGTGTTTCTAGCCCACATAGGTAATGTGGTATGAATATCTAATTTATTAAAGAATAAATCTTGTAATATTCTTCTTACTCTTTTACTTTCAGAGAAAATATTCATTATTCTACCTTCAGCATTTTGTGTGGTAGATTCTTCCATAAAAATATCTAAAGCCGCTGCAATCTCTGGAAAGAATTCCATACCTTCAAAATCAGAATATGATGCCAATCTTGTTGTTTCATAAAATACTGATTGTTGGTAGATTTCATTATCTACTCTGTGCCACATATTGGCAAGGTATTTAGATTGCTGAGCTTCTAACTTTTTATACTCATACTCTTCTTTAGATTTTGTTTTAAGGATTTCATTATCCCCTAAAGAATATCTAGATTTAGATTCAGCCTTTTTCTTTTCAGGACCGAATAAGTTCTCTAATTGTTGAAATATTGTAAATCTTTGTGCCATCTTTTATAAACTATAGTTTTTCACTATTATAATAAATATCTAAAAAAACTAAATGGTGTTATTTAACATATCCACACTCAACATAAGCTAAATGTTCCTTTGCAGATAAACTTTCATATACATAAAGTACTACATTATCAATACCTTGTGAAAATGGGACTGCATTACAAAAGTTTTTATATTCTTTCCCCTTTTTTCTTTTTGCTCTTCTTACATCAATATTTTTTGGTAAATCTTGAGAAGGGCTCCATCTATATTGAAATCCTCCAAATGATGCTTTGTTTCCTAAAAATTGTTTTTGTGCCATAGTTGTTTATTTTCTAATTCCGAATAACCAGTTATAGTCTCCGTTATCATTGTTATTACCACCTTGTCTTATTTGTGGTTGATTATATGTTGGTGTATTGGTGTTAGGTGTTGGGTTAGTATTTCTTTTTATAGTATCATTACCGCCATTAGTGATATTTAACCAACTATCCAACATAGCTTTTGTATGTTTCTTTGATTCTTCTAATTTCTTAAAGGATGTTTGTACCACAAATATAGCCATCGCATACGCCATAATGATATCATCATGATATCCTGGCATGTGGTCAGGTCTGTTATTCTTGTATACAAATGTCCTTAATTCTTCAATCATTCTTTGCGAACGAATAATTGTTTTATTTTCTCTAATGTGTTCCTCTAACTCAGATATCATCTGTAATCTGGTGTTACCAACATTAAAACCAGGAACTTTATCACCTTCTTTATATTTTGCTCTTGCGTATTTTTGACTTAATTTCCTACTCTTAGGATCATCATAGTGTAAATATTTATAATCCATCTCCATAAGTTTAAGTACCGTAGCAACTCCCATACCACCAGTGATATCCACAATAGTATAAGCGCTATACATATTACCATACTTAAATACTACTTCTGCTAACATATCTGGTGGTATCTTTGCTTGAAACTCCGCAACTTGTTCTAAACCATCAAAATCTAAGATTACAATAGTGGAACTATCTTTACCATCCCCTCTAGATACATCACAACCTAATATGTATTTATGTCCTTCCTCTGGTTTCTTCCATATCCACATAGATTTCTCCAGTTCAGACATAACTTCAGGTTCTAATACATTATTGTTTTCATGATATTTCACGTATTCATCATCAACAACATTACCACCAGAACCGATAAACGATACATCCAATTCTTGCGCAATCTTCTTAGGGTCACCCATATCCGCAGCCATTTCTTCATACCAAAGAGAAGTAGGTTTCCAACCATCATTTATCATTACTTCGTAATCCTCAATAGACGATTCTGTTGTTTCATATGTTTTACCTGAATATTCCCATCTAAGCTTTGTCCTACCAATAGTATCACAAATTATTTCTTCATCTTCACCTTTTAACCACCTAAGCCCTCTATTATATCTAATATCTTGATGCCACTTCATCTCAACAATGTTGAAATTATTATCTTTTGATTTTGCACCATTATAAGTTTTATAATATAAAGGGTCCATCCCATTTGGTGTGGATATAAGTGATATTTGACCTCCTGTACCTAATGAAGCTAGTGCTGCCCCGAATACTTCTGACCCATTGTCGATGAAGGCTGCCTCATCCATCACTAAGAATGTAGGTGTGAATCCCCTTAAAGCATCTTTTGATGTTG